CTGGCTCCGCTGCTGGGGTCGTTGCCTCAACTTCAGGAGTGCTATCAAGCTGCATTTGTTTTGTCCTTTAATCCAGTAAGTGGTTTTGCTCGTTGCCGACCTCGACAAAGTTGTTGCGCCGCAGAAACTCGCGGTGCTGTGACCGGCTGGTGATCCAGCCCCGATCCTTCATGTTCTGATACGGTTCAATGTCCCTCATAATGGAAACGCCGCCCTTTGGGGCGGCGCTTTCTTTGGGGACAATCTTGCCGTCCCGGTATACATATGTGGTCATCGCATCAGCATCCCTGCCGCCACTTGGCGCATCTGTGCATCCATCTTCCGGCGTGGCTTGTTGAAGGTGCCGATGGCCTGCATGATTTCTGGGAATATCTTGTTCAGCACGCCAGCCAGTGGGCTGTCCAATGCCTCGCGGATGATTTCCTTTTCTTGCTCTGACAGCGCCTGAAAGGCTTGGTCAGCGCGATCCATATCAATTTCAATCATGTAAAGTCCGTTGGGTTGCCAAACAGGTTGAGATTTGGTGCGGCTTGGTCAGGCATGGTCATGTTCCGCGTTTGCAGCAGATCGACCAAAGTGTTCGGCGCATATCCGTATGGCTGGAACAGGTTGCCCGCGCCGCTATACAAGAAAAACGGATTACGCAGATAATTGATTGCCAGATCATCAATCTGTTCTGGTGTGGTGGTGCCGGGGTCAACTGCTGGCGGCGGGGCTGATGCCTGCATCATTTGCTGACTTTCATCACCGCTTTGCACTTCATTCTGTCCAGCGGTGCCTCGCACCAAATCTTGAAAGGCACCTTCATAGTTTGGATCATTGACACCGCTGTAAGTCACCATGCCAAACCGGTTCATGTTCAATGTGCCAGGGCCAGCCGTTGCTCCAGTGATTGCCCCGGTTTGCGGGTCACGAACGCCGCCCAGCCTTTCCAACTGTCCTACATTGAACGCAGCCGCGTCGGCTGGGTCTGGCGCATTGGTTAGCCCACCAAGTATGCCGCCACTTAGTATAGAGCCGATGCCCGTACCCGGCGCTGTGCCACCATAAAGGTCGCTATAAATGTCAGAATAGAAACCGCTTTGCGGATCATTGCGCCCCGGCGCACGGGTGGGCGTCACTGGGCCGGGTCTATTAGGGTCTGCAAGCGAATCTTGTGCTGCGTTATTCACAAGGTTCAAAGCCATCTCTCTGCGAAATGCGCTTTGTTCTTGGCTGCTAGGAGCCGCTGCCGGTGCTACGCCGCCGGAAAGATTGACCATCGCATTTTGAAGTGTGGGGCTTTGTGCAAGCTGCTGTTGCATAGCCAAGGGATCAGCGGCTTGGTTTACGAGATTAGTTGCCCTAACTGCCGTGGAGAAATCTGGCCCGTAGTTGAAATTGCTGTCGTCATAATTACTCATGTCAACGCCAGACCTAGCGGCTGATGCTGCTGCTATGTCTTGTTGTAGCGTTTCGTCAAAATCCTCATCAGACAACTCAACGGCAGGGTTTGCACGACGCGATGTATCAATCAAATTAGTCGTGCCACCAGCTAAACGCTGCTCACCAAATGACCGATCAGGCTCTTGGTTATTGCTACCACCGCCACCACCGCCGGTAGCACCATCGCCCTGGTAGCAGATGCGGTTTTCAATCAGGTAACTGCGAACCATCCCTTGCCCCTGCTGATGCGGTTTGCGCGTCCCAAGACGCCTTGGCCAAATATTGAACGCAGATGATCACGGCCCTCTTTGACCATCTGCCTGACGCCGCCATAGGGCGCGATAAAATCAATCAGCCACAGGTTTTCACCAGCCTGCCAATCATCGGGCTGCAACCGCCTGGTGCCGTCCCAGTATCCTTGTTGTGCCTCTTCATTCAGCATGGCCCAGGTGACAAACCCGACAGGATGGCTTTCAACTTCCCAGATGCGGAACTGCTGCAAGGCAACCGGCGGCAGGATGAGGCGATGGATATCGTCCACTGTCCAGTTGCAATGCGCCTCACTCTGACCCATTAGCCAAGTCATCTTGCCTACTGCTTCGGTGTTCTTCACCCGTTTGTCACCACTTTGGCAGCATCAATCTCAAGCTTTTGCTGCTTGAAGGCTGCGTCTTGTGCTGCCTTCTGCTGGTCAAGTTCGAGGCGTGCGACCTTCACTTGTGCGTCCGCCGCTGCCTGCTGTGTCTGCGCCTGTACCTTGGCGGCTTCAACCTCTACCAGCTTGTCTGTCGGGCTTGGGCCTGCCTGCGGTGCTTGGATGCTCTCTAAGCTTTCTTCTAAGTCGCGTGCGCCAGGGAATGCCCGTGCTGCAAACAGCAGCATTTGCTTGGCCTGATCAAATCCCACAGCGCCTGATGCCACCATTGGCCCAATGGCTTGCAGGAACTGCACGGCAGCGGTCAGGAACTCTGTCCGGCTGCGTTGCTCTGATGCGCTGTCCATCGCACCAGATTCCTCAGTATCGACAGAGATACGATAAGAGCGCAGGCGCTCATCGCGCATGACTGCAACGGCCTCTGGCGAGATGTTGATGCCGGTGATGCGCGAGAGCAGTGACGGCTCAAGGTTTTCGACCATCAATTCGGCTTTCAGTTCCATGATCTGATCTAGGAACTGCTCAACGCGCCGTTGCCGGTTGACAAGGCGCATGGCCCCGAACTGGCCCTTGATGCGTTGTGCTGTGGCTGTCTCACGGCTGGCCGACTGGCCGCGCATGATGTCCGATATGCCGGTGATCTCATAGATCGTCTGCACCACGATCTGGCGCGACTGGTAAAGCTGCGCTAGCGCCTTGATCAGATTGTCCAGCGGTGCCTCTTGCATCACGTTGGCCAAACCGCCACCGGCTTGCAGCATGGCCATGTTGTCTACCGGCACAAACTCATTGTCTGTGGCGTTGGCCAGACGCTGCAATTCTTGGAATGATGCGTCATATACACCGCGCCTTTTGAGCGCGTCAGTCAGGCTGGCGATCCGCTGTGTAATCAGATCAAGTTCAAATAGCTGGTCTTCATATGTCAGAATTTCAGGCACAGGCAGCGTGGTGTCTGTCGTGCTGATTGCATAAACCGGCTCTGGCATAGGCCAGAAGCCTTCCAGATTATACGGGTCTTCAAATTCCTCCAGAATGTCATCAAAATCAGTTGCTATGAATATCTGCTTCAGGCTGCGCTTGTCCCAGATTTCATAGACTTCAGCCATGTCCGGCATCTGATTGTCGTCATAGCCGCTGTTTGTATCCCCGTGGTATGTGAGCGCGATTTGCTCACCCTTGGCCCCGTAATAGTCAACCAGTTCCTGGCGTGTCATCAGATGCCGGAACGCAATCCAATGCACATCTTCCCATGATCTGGCTGGTGACATGGTGAAATCAGCCCAATGCACATATTCACACCGGATTGACTGCTCACCGATATATTCAATCGGGTTGCCTTCCATGAACGCGCCCATGGCATCCATCTTGACCATGTCCTGGTCAACGGCATTGCCCTCACGGTCTACAAAGGACTGACCGATCGGCACCTCGCCCATTTGGCCCGGTGCCACCTCGCCAATACCCATCACATTATTGACTTGCAGGGGGATGCGCTCTGGATCGCCTTCAACCAGCAGCGGCTCATAAACCATCCGCATGACGCCGCGCCCGACAATCAGCATGTCCTCGACCACACGCCGGACAGCGGCATCAAAGTTGTAGACATCCAGTTGATACTGCAAACCGCGTTGCAGCACGGTTGATATGATGCGCCCGATGGGGTCTTGGTCCTTGAACCGGCGTGTCACACGCGGCTTTGGCGTCTTGAAATACAGACTAGATTTCAGCGTATCCACGTTGGAATAGAAGATATTCATGCGCGTTTCGCGTGTGGTGCGCTCCGGCGTGTCATCCCGATACCGGTCTATGATATCAAAGCAGCGGTCATGCCATGTTTCTTCAAACTTACGCGCACGCCGGATCTGATCATTCCAATACGCCGCGCGATCAGCCTTTTTGGTCGGCTCACGGTCATATGTATAGGATTCAGCCATTTACAATCTCCAGCCTTGCGGCTTGGTCGCGTGTTCCAGCCCTGCCATCATCTCGTCAATGGTGGGTGGACGCCACGGGTCTTCATCTATTTCCGGCGCTCTGCGCTGCCACGGACGCGCCATGCAGGCATAACGGATGTCATCAGCCGCGTGATCTTCTTGCGTGGTGTCGATGTCTTCGAGGCGGTGCTTGTCGTGTGTGAGTACCGGTAGCGTCCTGATCGTGTCCACGCAGTCGCTAGATATAAAAAGCATTGGGATACCATCATCACCTATCAGGCGCTGGCGCACCTGATCCCAGCCATTGATCCGGCTGTTGTCAGCACGCCGGAACTTGACGCCCATTTTGCTCAGACGTTCACCAATTGACGGGCCACCATCAAATTTCCATATGCTTGGATCGCCCACACTAAAATCAATGCGCTCATAGCCCTCACGGCTTCGAATACCGGCACCAACCTCTTCTGCTGTCATCCGCAAGCCCACATTCGGCCTGCCGCTGGAGCCATACCATTCGCGGTATCTGATCAATGCGCCATCAGGGTATTCTTCATGATCGTCTGCGACAGCCCACCACCCCACGGAGAAAGGTGATGCGCTGCCCCAGTCAAATGACCTGAACCGTGTCCAGTGTTCAGGGATATCAAACGGCCTGATGACATGCAGATCGCGCTTCCAGACATCACCAAAGAACGATCCAACGACCAAATCCCAGTCGCCTTCACGCAGGGCGCGGCCCAGTTCTTCAGGCAAGGCGCTAAAACTAGAGGCATATGAAGGGTCGATATATTTGTTGTCGGCCATCTTGGCCGGGATATACATCGTCAGCCAGCCCTTGTCGGCGGCATTATTGGGATCACGCATGGTGTGATCGTAAAAATAACTTTCAGCCGGTGCCGGGTCGATATAGAGCGCCTTCAAGAAATTATGGCTCTGACCGCCTGGGTTGGCCGTCATCACCAAGCGCGGCAGAAACTTTGCCTGTTTTGGCTGAAAGTTGCCTAGACGCATCCGGCTTTTAATGTATCCCAATTGATACGGGGTCATTTGCCCCGCCTCATCGACTAGGGCGATATGTATCTCTGTTCCCTGGATACGGTCACAATCACTATCGCGCTCCAGATACTGGAACTGGATCGTGCTGCCGTTATAGAACTCATAGCGCTTGCGCGTCTCGTTAAAGGTGCCAAGTTCTTGCGGCATTTCCTTTTTCAATGGCTGTATGTGGTTGCTATCAAGTTCAGGCAGTGAGCGCCTAAAGATGAACGCCTGCAAGCCAGGGTTCTCCAAGCAAAAGCCGATGACATCCCAGCGGCCACTATGCGACTTGCCGCCGCCAGCAGCCCCGCCGAACAATATCTGCTTGGCCCTGCACTTATGCAGCAATGCCTGCTTTGGTTGCGGCGTGTAGTCCAGCTTGATTGTTTTCTGGACCATTACCTGAACAAGCCCAAATCATCCCGCACTTGTGTGAGGCGAGACGGGTCTATGCCCAAATTTTCAACTGCTGCGTCAGGTAGGGTTAGGAGTTCTCTTGCAACCGCTGCAAGTCGATCGGGAGCAAGTGATCCAGAACCAGGTCTTGCGCCCCTTGGATTTCCTGCGGGGTCACCAACTCCGCGTTGCCCTTGTGCCGCTTCAAAATCCGGCCCATCGCCTGCTCGAACAAGATCGCCTGCTCCGGCGAATATTCCAGTAGCTGCTTCCCCAGCGTAGAAGCGACCTTCTTTGACAAAGCGTTTAGTTGCGTCTGCTCGAAAGCCATCGTT